TAAATGACTCTACTACAAAGTCAAAGAGTTTCTTGAGTGGTTCAGGGCCACTGGCACGACCTCCAAATACTTTAAGTCTTGCTCCCGCAGGTCTTACTTTAGAGAAGTCAAATGTAGGTATATCACCTTCCCATAAAGAAGATAAGAGTTTCTTAAAGGCTTTAGCCCACCCTAGTTTACTATCCTCAACAAAGATAACATCATCTACATATTTTAATTCAGAAGGTACTTCAGGAAGTTTGTCTATCTCTTGACGTTCACAAGAGAATCCAACTCCTGTTCCGTTCATGAGTATATATAAAGCTTCACTAAAAGCACGTTTATTATTAACAGCAAGATAGCTACAATTATAAGCAGCGATATTATCTCTTTCACAGGCTTCCCCAGCAGTCATGAGTAAACGCATAGAAGGCATAACTTCTAGGTTTAAGACTGAGTTATGTAAGTCAGCCCACTCTGTTGTATCTAATTCAACTTTAGTTTTAAGATATTCAGTTAAACGGGTTACTGTTTCTTCCCAATTTTCTCTACGTTTCTTTTCAGGCATATATCGAGCATACCTGCTCATTGCTATTACTTCTTGGTATACACTTGGTAAACTACTCATAAGTATCATATTCCTCTAATTCGTTATCGGTTTCTTTTAGTAATCTATCTAGATTCTCTTCAATTTTATCTTGAAACATATCTACCAACTCTTCACTAGTAATATTTAAGAGTTCTAATAGAGTCGTTTCATCAAATTTCTTGAGATCTTCGCAGAGTTCTTGGAAAGTACGTTGCATTGTTAGCTTTCTGATGACCGACCATAGTGATCGCCATCGTTTCCGTTCTGTCCAATAGTATCAACTTTATATACTTTTTGAACTTCACCAGTAGATTTATTTAATTCGTACTCTGTCATATCCTGTGTACTCAACTTCTGTTCCTTTATTCGTTTTCCAAAAATACGATCCCAATTTTCTTGCCCCTCTTTTGAGAGAGTCTTTGATACTAGTCTCGCACCTGTTATTTCGTTCTGACTTGCCACTTTCTACCTCCTTAAGCAGTTCCACATAGTGAATGACCTTATCTAAGTCATCCACTCCACCTTTATCACGCCATCTACTGATATATTTGATGATATTACCCTCAATATATGGTATATTATTAGCCGTAATATATTGAATTGGTTGAATTTTAAAGCCTTTATAGTGCTGGCCACCAATTTGTTTATCTAATGCACTCATTAAGTTATCTCCTTAGCTATTATTATAACATTTTATTATATACTTGTCAAACAAAATGTTCACGACTTATTAATAAAATCTCACATATTTCATCTGACATATCTTTGAACTTTTTTCTATGTTGATCATAATCTTTATGATGATTATAGTAAAAATACACATGTACCATCTCATGTAGCATAGTTTCAGCAATTTGGTAGAAGGTTTCGTTTAAGGTACTGATTTGTATACGCATTGGTTCAGGAATAAATAGACCCATATAGTCTTCAGCGTCTGTTACCTCAAAAGTAATTTTACGACTAGGAGGCATACGTAACTCGTTGAATGGTGGAAGATCTTTAAAGCACTCGTATAGTTTACGAAGATACCTTTTATGTAGTATTGTTTTTTTAGAGACCACCATGAGCCTCCGCTAACTTCTTAGCATCATACTTTTTAGTATTATTAACACGTTTAATGTTCTTTTCATCAGGAATCAATGGTATAATCTCTAGGTTATGTTGTTTATTCTTAAGGTCTTTAAGCCAACTAAGTTCAGTAGGCTCACTCATAAGTAAACCATACCAAACTAAATTACCTTTGCTATCAAACTCTTTAATTAGCCAGGCACTAGGTATCATTTTTAAAATCCTCTTCTGTTAATACAGGTCTGTCTTTCTTTGCATCTGTAAGCATCATTTCTAACCTATTAATGATTTCTTCTTTGTTGTCACCCATAACCTCATCACGTTCGCAATAACCTCTTGGTTTACCATCATCATGATAATAAACCTCATTGAGTGTATAGTAAAATTCCCCTGTCCTAGGGCATTTACTTTTCATGATTCTATAGTTCCACATTATATATTTACCAACTTTTGAGAACCTTTTTCCTTAAGATTAGTACCATCTCTAAACCAATTACCACACGTACGGCATTGATATCGTTGATATTTGCCTGTAGAAGTGAGGTTATAGCCTCTTTTCTGGAAAGATTTAGATGTACATGTAGGGCAACATAGTCCACTATTCTCAAGGACATTATGATTAAGGTGATTCCTAATCCAAGGTTTAAAGCGTTCATAGACCTTTTCTAAAAGAATAACGTCATTCTTGTTATATTCTTCCATAAGTTTCCATGCTTTAGGGATACCTGCCATACACTGTACCCATAACTCATGGCCACTGTGTTCAGTTTTCTTACCTAAACCTAATGACTGGGCAACGTAATCTAGTTTGTTAGATACAAATCTAAATCTACCCTTGGCCACAGTCAATAAGTCTATTTCCTTAAATGGTGCTGGAGGAAACATATTATGTAATAAGAATTCTTTATTAAGAGAAGGGATGTCAAAACGTTTACCATTGTAATGGATAACAGCATCGGCTTCATCTAAGAGTTTATGGATACCCGCAAGCATCTTTTTATCTCCAGACTTCTTAACAGAATCAAACATCATCTTCTTATCACCAAGCCACTTAGCTGCATAACACATGACATACGAAGACTCTCGTAGTTGGTTAAGACCAATGTTCTGATCCCAAATACCCCATACGTGAGCCACGTTAGGTGCCATCTCTATATCTAATAAAAGAATCTTACTCATATTATTGTACCTTTGTAGTAACTGCTTTCCATCTAGTTGCAAACAATATAAAGTTACGTCTATACTGTAAGAGTAAAGGGCTATTACCTTCTTTCAAATATCTTAACTGAATCATTGAACACTTCCTCCTAGTTCTTTGTGTAGTTCAAACTCTTGTTCTGCTTGACCAAGGTTTACATTAATAATACCATGATGAATTAGATCTTTAATTGCATGATCCATCAGAAATGCTGCTTCTCCTGGATCTACATGGAAATCAAAATCATAACTCCCATCTTCATTTGCGACACAATTGCTTATAAGCATTTAACCAATCCTTTCTAAAGTCTAGCCATTCAAAACCATTGTCAGTGGCCCACATAGCATAGGTTGTTTTACTTCGTTTAGTTATCTTGTTATCAGGGTTCATGAATAAAAAGATAATACGGACAGTAGGATTAGAATCTCTAAACCAAACCATCTTCTTTCGTGTTTCTAAATCAAGCTTGCCTTTAGCTTCAATGAATACATTACTTCTTCCTGTTTTAAAGTCAGGAATATAAGTTCTTTCTACTTCAGGTTGTATGAATTTAAACCTTTGAGGTTCATACTTTACCGTTGGAAATTCTTTTTTTAATACTGACCATACCTTTTCTTCTAACTTACTCTTGAATGAGGGCACTAAACCTATCCTTCCAGTTATCATCTAAGGATCTTAAAATCCATAACACACTTGCATTCATGATAAACTCATCATCATTTCCATACAAATCTCTTACTTGGTTAAACATTTGGATATGGCTACTGCAATCAGCAAGTAACTTACTAGCTTTCTTCTCACCCAACCCTTCAATACCTTTAACATTATCTGAAGTATCTCCTTTAAGACATTGTTTATAAAAGAGTCTTAGTCCTTCTAACTCTGTTTGTTCTATGAATGTATCAGGTCTAGTCCAACCTTTACCATTAATTTCCCAGGAAAAATGTTTACCTGGTACTTGTAATAAGTCTTTATCTAAAGAACAAATAATTGTATCATCAGTTTGATAGATAGCTAAAGCATCATCAGCTTCAAGAGTTTCAGGTGCATACTCAGCACTTAATTTCTCAATACTATATTCTTGCAAATCTCTTAGATGCTTAGGTTTGGGTGCTACTCTATTAGCTTTATACTCAGGGTATATTTGTTTTCTAAAATTATTAGGGCCAGTTAAGAATGCTCTATAACTGGTGGCTTGTGTCTTATTAAGAATGTTATCTAGTAGTTCGTCTATTCTATATAAGGCAATGTTAAGATCATCATTCTCAGCACTAGCTGCACATCTATAACATAATAAGTCTTGATCAATAAGGGCTTGCATTATAGACTAGGTTCTACTTTCTTATAAGTTTTATCTTGATTAGGATCTACCAAGAATACATTGGCGGGGAAAGTTGAAGTATCACCTTTATACCATTGGATAACAATATTCTCTCCCTCACCTTTGTAACATGCAATCATTCTATTACCATCTACTCGTGTAGCAATTGCAGCCCAGGGATATAAATTTTTAATCTCAGGGATCATACAATCTACATTAGATAAGGTAATAACTACATTATCATTGTATCTATAGTGTAGATACTTTAACTCTTTAGCGTTAAGTCTGGAAAAGAACATTGACCATGAAAGTAAACATAGTATAATTCCAGAAGCTAGTAGTGTTCTTATAACCCAGACTTCCCACTTTTTCATATTAAATCCTAGACTGGAATATCATCTTGAAGTTCATTAATAGCATCTACACCTTCAGCTTTAGAGAATACATAAGCTTCAAATTGTTTAGCTACTCTAATAACTTCGTCAACTGATTTACCTTGACCCAGTAATTCAACTGCAGTAGAGAGTGAAGACTGACGAATGATAAACACTTGTCGTGCTGCTCTTTCTTCTTTAGTTTCATAGTTAGATCCAGTTACTCTAGCACCTGTTGATGCACTTGCTGGTTTAGTTTCTGCCACTGCTCCATCTCCTTCTAAGCCTACCCAATCCCAGTAGCCTGTCTTTTCATTTTTAACTGTAGTAACATTTACTACATCACCTTTAACCCATTCTTTAGCAGCCTTGTATACATTAGGGTTGCTGAATGAAATGAGTTTCTTTAACTGAGGTTGACCTTGTTCATTCTTATAAGCCACTTCTAGCTGTTGAAAAGTTCTACCACTCTCAGATTTCTTTGTATTTTCTGTTACATCAATCACTGTAATTTGCATTTATAATCTCCATATTTCCCCATGTGGATCCTACTTGGCATTCCACTCTCATGGGTAGGTTAAAGTCTTTACCAAATAATTTTTTAAAATTACCTGGTATATCGTTGAAACACTTATCTACTAAATTTACTATACTAATATTATCCCATACTTTGGAATCAAAGTCAAGTATTATTGAATCATGTACAGTATTAACAAGTTTTACTCCTTCCTTATTTAATAATCTATTTCTTAAACTTACCCTTGCAATAGCCATAAGGTCCGCTCCAAGTCCTTGCACTGGATAGTTAAGGATCTTGGTGCGTGGCCATTCTACTTTATTATACTTAACTTCAGGTTCATAGTAATAAGTTCTACCAGTAGGCATAACTAGTTTTCTATCACGTTTAGCGTCATTAAGAATCCTAGTATGCCAGTCTCGTAAACCTTTATACTTATCATAGAACTGATCTATAACTCCTTGCCAGAATCTTTCGTTGCCAATATCTTTAAAGTTTGGATCATTCGCATAAGAGTATGCAGATCCTCCGTAGATAAGTCTGAATACGAATGTTTTAGCAATAAGTCTACTTGGTAACCCAAATCGTTTTTGGTTGTCTGAATGTTGATCAACACTATCCCATATCTCCTTTAATGCAGTCTGATCCTGAGATAAATAAGTAGCACCAACCCATTCCAATTGCTTAGCATCTGCTTGTAATAGCATTAGTTATACCTTGAAGTAAATAATGATTTGATTTCTCCATCAAAGTTTTGTAGGTTAGGTTTACTAGATGATAGTCTTCCTGTCCTAGCTACACATTGATTAAGTTGTCCGTATATCATTCCTTCATCCCAGTTAAGTTGCTTAATTAAATTAACTAATCCTTCATAATATGTTGACAATCTTTTCTCTAGTGTAGAGCGAAAGAGTAGAGTCTCAATTATTTCTTTAGCTTGTTTAGAACCTCGTAACGACTTAAGAGTATTCTCATCTGTAGAGTATAACCCTTCTTTCATTAACTCAGATCCTTTTAAAGGATTTACGAGTCTTGGGAAAGAGACTGTGTAATCTTCCCATCGTTCCTTTGGTTGACCCACTCTACTGCCTGTCTTAAAAGTACCGATAACCACTCGACGCTTAAGGCTGATGTCCCCACCATATAAGAAAGCACTAAGATGATCAGTGCTGTTAGGGTTAAACTGAGGACAAGTATGGTGTTGATAAAGTGATTCGTCAATCTTATCAATGTATGTAGCAAGTTTTTCTCCTTCATTAATACTCTGTTTAGTATCATATAGAAGACCATTAAACTCCATCTCTTGTAAGACTAACAGATCTTGATTATGTAAGCTGATCAGTCTTTTTAAATGAGGTACAGTTTCTATCTGTTCTAGTTGTTTAAGATATACTTGTTCAGTTAGTTTGATATCTTGTGCTAGATATTCCTTAAGGATTTCTTCAGGGATATTAGGTGTATCAATCTTGTTCTTCCAGTATTCTTCTGCTACTATGTCTAACTTAGATTCTAATCCGTAGTACTCACACACTTTATTAAGACTAGGATAGGGATCTGATTGTCCAGTTAATATGAAGTGGACCAATTGGCAGTCCCATATCCTTTTGTCAGTAAAGTCTATTTGATATCGTTTGAGCCAGTGTAGGTCGAATTTAATATTGAATCCAACCAGAAGTTCGCATATATTAATTTGATCCTGGATCGTATCAAGTTTAGTTTTGTACGGAGCATCATCGTATTCAATACTGTATAAGCCATCTGTAGTTCCTACATAACAAAGTTTATTAGTTCTATCAAAGGGATTACCTTTGTTAGATATTGTTGTTTCAACGTCAAGAGTTAAGTAGCGCATTCTCCGCGAGGTTCTCCATAAAATTTATCTATTGCTTCTTCTATTGTATCATCTTCATTAGAAAAAAGCAAGAGATCTTCTGCTTCTTCAACAGATAAACTATCATCAAATTCTAAAATGTCTTGGACTGTTGCATTATAAATCTTCATATCGAGCTACCTCCGGTTTAATTAATACTTGTACTGATCCATGTCTAAGCTCTGGTAATGTATCTGCATCTCCTAGTAGTTTATTCTTAGTGATATTTAAATATCTATAACGACTAGTGTTATCTTGTTCTTTACCAATACCTAGAATCCAGTCAGCTTCTCCTTGCTTAGCAGTTTTACTACTATCAACCATGTCCATGGTCAACCATAGTTTACCTTCTGCTTCACCACCAGCTTGGGATATAGCTATAACTGGTGCATATGTCTTAGCTATTTCACGAGCCCATTGATAGATTGCCTTTAGTTCCAAGTCATTACGATCTCCTTTAAATCCTTTAATCTTATCTATCTGGTCAAAGATAATCAAGGCAGGATTAGCTTCTTTAAGTATAGCTTCAATCCTATTAGCTCTTGATGAATCTTCAAAGTCATAGATTTTAATTCGTTTACCTGTTTTCATTTCAAACAAAGCTTGGTTTCTTTCTATATCACCAAAGAGCGATTCGGCTGTTACCCCAAGCACTGCTTGGTAACAACGAATAGCGACTTTATTACCTTGCTCTTCATTGTTAAACCAAATGATATCACCTTCAGTTTGCTCAACCATATGTGATATTTCACTTGCTAAGAATGTAGTCTTACCAGTCTCAGGTCTAGCAAAAACAAATCCAAAGTCACCTTTGCGTAATGAACCAAGACTCTTATTAAGAAACTCTAATCTCCATCTAAGTCCTGGTGTTGCAACTTGTGATTGATGTAAGTCTGCTAAGTTTAGTTCAATTGAAGTAGGTTGATCTGCTTGTACTTCTTGATGTTCAAACTCATTAAACTTATCCATCAATTCTTTTACATCTGATTTACCATCTTCTACATCAAGGGCAAGTCTTGCTAAGTCTCCAGCAAGGCAGCGTCTACGATGCTCCTCAAGCAGAGTAACGACTGCATCAGGGTTAGATAGTTCAGAGTTTAAAACACGATCTAACAGATCGGATAGTTCTTTTCGTTCAGAGTCCTTTAGTAAATAATTACTATTGTAGGCTAACTCTAATTCTTCTTTAGTTATATTATTATTATTATTATATTTGTTATAGTAATACTCTATTACTATAAACAATTTATATATATTACTATAATTAATTTTAATATAATTAATGTTAACATATCTGTAATACTTTGTAAAGAGTTCTTTATCCTTACAGAATAAATTTATTATCTGTTCTTCAACCAAGTAATGATTTCTCCTTTTTCATAATCTTTAGGATCTTTAGGTGAGATAACAACATCAACTAAAATACCCCTCTGTTTTAGATTTCTTGATATCCTAATCGCTTCTTTAGCCTTATCCCTATCCAACCATATCAGAATCTTTTTAAATCGTTCTGAGAGTGATTGTGTAGTTTCTAGAGACATACTGCTGCCAAGTAAGGGTGTTGCACAATAGTCTGGTGAAAGTCGAGCAATCTTGATAGCTGACAAGACATCTTCCACACATACAATTGTATCACCATTACCATAAATTGTCAAAGGCTTATTACCTTTAGATAAATATTTTTGATTCTGATCACCAAAGCATCTACCTTGCCAGTAATTTTGCGTGTGAAGCAAAACAAGTATATTAGAATTTGCGTTATACGCAATATTATTCTGCTCAATTTCTTGGTTAGTAATTCCGTATTTAAGTAGCCATTGTTTAGCTTTCATAGGAATATCAGTAGTTAAGTCAAGAGTAATCTCATCAGATAGCATCGTCTGCTGACTCTGCAATCTGCTTCGAATAGATTGTATATCGTTCTTTAGTTTGTAATATTTACAACCAAAGCACCATACATGGTCATCATACTCAGCAAGATTATCCCGTGAGCCACACTTTGGACAAGCTGTATGTTGTATAAATTTACTAATGATAATCCTTAGGTAAGGTTAGGTGTTACACACATGACAGTTTTCATTCATTATGTTATAATACTTGTATAGAATGAAAATTCTATATTAACTTTTATAAAGGAAACTATTATGTGGACTAAACCAGCAGCTACTGAAATGCGTTTTGGCTTTGAAGTAACAATGTACGTAATGAATAAATAAATCCCCTAGATTGCCGACTCGGCCTGTAGCCGTGCGGACAATCATAGTGGATCTAATAGTTCATCAGTATCATCATCAAATGTCTCTTCTTCTGAACGCAGGTCATCGCGTTCTTTAGCAGGGACATCTTGTTCTACTTGATGAAAACATGTATTACATAAATCAAGATACTCACCTGTTATTGCTGACTTACGAGTAGACTCAAAGTCATTTA